GCGTGTCCGTAAAAAGGCGCAAGCGCCCGCAAGCGTTCTACATTCGGGGGGCGGGAAGTGTCCCGCCTGTGCCCTTCCGGCGGAGTCTTCGCGCTTGGCTTCGCCAAGCTACAGACAGTGATATACAAGAATTAATAAAAATACTATTTTCACAAAAATACTATTTTTTTAATTGCCGTCGATGTCATACCATTAGACGGCAAAAATGATAAAGTTGAAGATATAGGATAAATCCGACCCTTTCATTTAATAAAATTACTATTTTCACAAAAATATTAATTTTTTAATTACTACTTATTTTTTACGGACTTTCGCCGAGAGTAAAAAGAGAATAGTTGAAAGTATAGGATGAATCCGACCCCTTCAATAATAATTTTTATTGAAAGTAAATTTTAGCTGGCCCGTTCGTTTGTTACTCCAATGTTACCCCAAAGCATGCCGTTAACTTGCATGATTTGCACATTGCAATTTACCGCGCCTGCTGTTGGTAATTGACCGGCGCTAAGGGTTATGACGATGTTGTTTGTGACGTCTTGGATGTTCAAACATTGCATTGTTCCACATCTATCTGTGGTAGATGCGGAAAAAGGAATATTGAAGCCTACATTGTCATTAAAATAATTAGCGCCAACGGTGCCGGCACTAATAGACCATGTAGGCGCAGTTACACTTGCAGTGGATGAGCCAGACCATCCCAAAGCAACATATAGTTGCATGCCTACCTGTAAATAGCGCTTGTCAATTGTAATTGTATTACCACCGAATACAACACCAATATTATCGCACATGTGGATATTTGTTGTTGTAGTTGTTCCGAGGCGGTTTGTCATGTCACAACCTGTTCTGTTAAAATTAGCTACTAAAGCATTTGTAAGAGGGAAGGTTTGGAAAGGTTTTAGCAAACGGCATTTGTAATTTACGTAAACTGAACCACAATTTACGCTTGAGCCTTGAAAACCTTGTGTCGCGATTGATAAGCGCCCTAAATAATATTGTTTCGGATCAGCATTGGCCGGAAGGTTTCCGCCATTGTTGATGTAAAACAAACCGCGATTGGCGGTAGAATTTGGTGCGCATTCAACGGGAATGATAAAGGACTCAGAGGGCTTATTGCACTGCGCCCACTGTGTATTTTCAATTTGTTGTCGAGAAGTAAAAGGGGAGTCACTAATGTCATAATTTACGCACGAAAACACCCCGCCGAGTGCGGTATTTGTGCTGTTGAGGGCATCAGCGCTAAAACTTTTGTATTCAAAAATTAAACTCTCAAAAACATACTGTTGAAAATTTGGCTGTGCAATATTTGACAACCACGGGAAAGTATTGCCATTTGATGGTGATAAATCATATGTGGATATCTTAAAAGCACCCGGCGTAGCACTGCTTATAATATCCCCTAAATACTCACGGTGAGATATTGTTACGCCTTCTTCTGCGGTTGCTGAAGAAAACAAAGGCGCATTAGGTCGTACCATTCCTGCAGAATCAAGAGTATAGGCACCGCGTCCGCGTGCTCTTACTGGTCGAGGAATGCGATTTCTGTATGCACCGGTTCCGGTCCATTTTCCAATGAGTCCGCCAAGCATACGGCCTAGCGTCTGCCCTGCGTCTGCAATTGGAGTACTCGCAACGGGTGCCGGTGCATATGCGATTTGTTGAACGGGTTGACGTCTCACCGTTCGTTTTTTCGTTGTCAGTTTCTTTTTGCCTGCCATTCGTATATACTATAATTTACAAAATAAATTTCGTAAATTATAAAAAACTATATTATATTTTTTTTCGTAAAACTTTTTTAACTTTGGTATTTTGCACCATCGCCAAATATGGTTCGCCTATTGGTTCGCGATTAGCATTTTGATGTAAATGAACCGTCGCCGAATAGGGCTTACCAATTGGTATTTCGCGTATTGATTCTTCCGAATCAACAGCGCTAAAACTTCGCTCTGTTGCAAAGTCAAAATTATGTAATGTAGGGTTAAAAGCGGTTAACTCCTTTTTGTCGTTAACCGTCCAGAAATGCCAACGGTCCGTACTCAGGTATGAGGTATCGGGGTATGTGTTGGTAAATATCCAGACTGCCGGCGAATCAATCCAAAATTGCTTATAATGGTGTCTGCAATCAAACAACTTACCGTTTTTGATGATTTCGACACCACTATAAAACTCTCCGAGTTCCTGTTTTGATTGACTGCGGGGCATGTCTAGAAATACAAGCCGAGGTTGTCGGTTGTTTGTGTCTTTGCAGATGTTGCAAAGCATTTGGATCATCTCCTTCATATTATTTAATGTTGGCAACGAGACGCCCAGCCCGCGAATATCTGCAATATTCGCTACTGTGCTTTTGCCGTCATTACCTGCGGTAATAAGAACATTAACAGTGCGAGAACTAAAGTTGTCGGCACTGTCTAATATGCTTTGTTGAAAAGGATATAATGTAGGTATAACAAGCTGTCGCGGTACATAAACTTCACTTTCGCAAAGTTTCGCTTTTTGCAAATCGTCCATGTATGTTATACCTATACGCGTGTCTTCTTTCATTGCATAAAAGAACTCCGCGTTGTGGTTAATTGTCGCCGTTGGCTCCAAATAATTCGGCGCTTGTAGTTTGCCAAACAACTTAATTAAACCTTGTTTATTACGTTTTTTTATCAAGCTAAAGCGCCCCTGCCAGTGGATATATCCACTGTCCCCGCATTCTTTTTGAAATACAAACTTCTTCGTATTTGTTTTCATCCACTTTAGCAAGTCAAGCGGATCAAAGACCGTTTCGTTACTCCTAAAGTCCCACACTGCACATATACGGGCCGGTTTCTTGTCATTTGCTTCGTAAATTTCCGATAAACCTGTGTTTTTTTCCATCTATATACTATATTTGGAAAAAATAAAAAGTTAAAATAAACGCGCCCCAGTTTCGCACTCCATTTTTCAAACAGAGTTAAAACCGGTGACCCCACCTTTGTTCGCGTTATTGCGTGTGCAAAGTAAATTTTTACACGAATAACACAAACTAAATTTTAATTTTAAACTTATGATGTCCCTGCGGTAATCCTGCAGTTTTTTTTTAGGCGATATCTTCGATATCTGGAAGAACGCGCGGGAGGTGTCCCGCTTCTAAAAAAAAACTGCGATAGAAAAAAGCTAAAGTTTTTTTAATATATATATCTCTACTATATATATATATTTAACTTTACTGGAAAGTTGGAAATATTTTACGAAAAAGCATTGATATCAATACATTTTCATAAAAAAAGATTGGAAAGAGTCATGGAAATACTGGAAAAAATAGTGGATATTTTTGAAATTTCCGTAAATACTGTAGTAGAATTTCGAATTTTTACGCACAACCGGCTACGCCGGCGTGTCCGTAAAAAGGCGCAAGCGCCCGCAAGCGTTCTACATTCGGGGGGCGGG